GTCTGAAATGAGCAATTACTTGGAGAATGCGCTGATTGACGCTGTTCTCCGCAATACTTCGTACACTAGCCCGACTACTTGCTTCGTCTCGCTGCATACCGCAGACCCGACTGATGCTGGTACTGGCACGGAAGTCTCTGGTGGCTCGTATGCTCGTACTGCTGTGACGATGGGTTCGCCGTCTAACGGTGTATCTACCAATAGCGCAGCAGTAGAGTTTCCGCAAGCGACTGGCTCATGGGGTACTGTGTCCCATATTGGTATCTGGGATGCAGTATCGACTGGCAATATGCTATTCCATACCGCCCTTGATTCGTCGAAGGTCATCGAAAGCGGAGATATCTTCAAGATTGCCTCCGGTAGCCTGAGCGTGACGCTTGCATGACGCCACTTACCCTAGAAGAACTGGATTCCCGAGGGGATTTAGATTCTCTAGGGTATTCGCTCGACAATACTTGGTACGCAGATAGAGTCTGCGGGCCTTGGGTACTTGAGCAACTCGACTACTTCGGGAACATCGACACACTAGCGTTCTCGTTAGATAGTGAGATTTGGAATACTGCCTGCATCATTGACGTAAACCCCGCGTCAATCTCTGCAAGTGCATCTGTAGCAGCAAGTGCATCACGCACTCAAACTGGCAATGCCAGCATAGACGGCACAGGAACTGTTAACGCTGCTGCTTTCAGAGAAAGAATGGCTAGTGTGGCAATTTCAGCGTCTGCTGACGTATCTGCCTCTGCATTCAGAATCACATTTGCAAGTGGAGCCGTACAAGGCTCTGCAATCGTTTCTAGCGATGCCATTAGGGTCAGACTATCAACTGGCTCTGTAAATGCAACAGCAAGCCTCACAGCGGCTGCAAACGCTATATACGCTGGAAATGGCTCTGTAAGTGCCTCTGGAAGCCTGTCTGCGGCTTGTGTAAGGCTTAGACTTGGTGATGCCAGCATATCAGCGACTGGTTCTGCTACTGCTGACGGTGTTCGCGTCAGAACTGCTCAAGGAGATATAAATGCTCAAGCAACTGTATCAGCGGTCGGTGGCCTTATTGCATCTGGTAGTGCCAGCATTTCTGCTGTGGCTACTGTGGATGCTCTCGGTAATGCAGTCTTCTCTGCTGTGGGTTCAGTTTCGTGTACTGGCCTGCTTACAGCGCAAGGGCAGATTCTTGGTGAACAATGGTCAGACGTAGTTGACTCCATCAATACTTGGAGTGCAGTCACAGATAGTTCTGATATCTGGTCTGTGGTGCTTGCCGGTGAAAATACTTGGACTGCGGTGACTACTGGTAATAACAACTGGTCATCCGCCTCTGTTGGGAATGAGTCATGGCTACAACAATAAATTTTGGTGAGTGGGTTCCAGACCAACCGGGAGTTTCCGGCAATCTGACGGAGGCGAAAAATGTTTATCCCATTGCTACAGGATATGCGCCTTTCCCGCTTGCAGTCGATTATTCGGCTGCTGCATCAGAAACACTTAACAATGTTGTTGCAGGAAAAAGTGGAGCGACTACGCAAATATTTGCAGGCGGAACGACCAAACTATTCAAGTTTGACCAATCTGACCTAAGTCTGGATGACGTTTCTAAGGCTGGTGGATACGCTACGCCTACTGGAGACCGTTGGAACTTTACTCAGTTTGGTGGCGTACTGCTTGCTGCCAACAATGAGGAGAAGATTCAAGCGTGGACTATCGGTACGTCTACTGCTTGGGATGACGTAAGCGCATCTGCTCCTGTTGCCAAATATCTGACTGTTGTGCGCGACTTTGTGGTTGCTGCAAACATTGGTGCTGGCACTTATCCGACTCGTGTTCAATGGTCTGATATCAATGATGAGACTGATTGGACTAGCGGTCCCACAAGTCAGTCTGACTACCAAGATATTGCTGACGGTGGTGATATCAGGGCAATTACTGGTGGCGAGTTTGGGCTTGTGCTAACCGAGAAGGCAATCATTCGGATGAGTTACGTTGGCTCTCCGTTCTTCTTCCAGTTTGACACCATTTCTAGAAACCTTGGCTGCTTTGAGCAAAACTCTGTTGCTCAGTACGGTGGTACAACTTACTTCCTGTCAGACGATGGCTTCTACTCGTGTGATGGTCAGAACGTAGTACCGATTGGGGCAGAGAAGGTAGACCGTTTCTTCTTCAATGACGCAAACATTGGGCAGATTGCAGAAATCTCTACTGCCGTAGACCCAATTCGTGCGTTAGTGCTGTGGTGCTATCGTAACGCAGAAGGCGGACAATCCATCCTTGCCTACCATTGGCAAATCAAGCGTTGGTCTTATGGGACTACGACTGCTGACCGGATTGCTTCTGGCATGACCGCTGCAATCACGCTAGAGGGTCTAGATGCATTTGGGACTGTAGATTCCATTACTACTTCTTGGGATGACCGCACATGGTCTGGTGGTGACCTTCTGCTTGCGGGTACTGATGGCGCAAAGATTGTCACGTTTACTGGCGCTAACGCTACTGCCTCAATCACTACGGGTGATATCAATGCAGGCAATGTCACGATGCTTTCTATGGCTAGACCTATTGTGGATAACGGTTCTGCAACCGTATCTGTGGCATCTCGGAATGTTCTTTCTGCGAATCCTACTTTCGGTTCCGCCGTGGCTACCAACAGCGATGGTCGCTCTCCGCAACGTAGTGTTGGGCGCTATCACAGAATCCGTGTCGCTCCTTCGGGTAACTGGACTGCTGCTACCGGGGTAGAAGTAGACCTTTCTAACGCAGGCTCACGATGATTTTCCGTACCTTACCACCATTTGGTGCAGACCAGCGCGGCGTAGCAGAAGTTGTCCGTGGAATCATGGATGGCAAGACCAATAACACGGGTCTTATCACACTTGCTACTGGTAACGCAACTAGCACTACCATCTACGACGAACGCATCGGTTACGACAGTAAGATTATCCTTGTACCGTTCTCCAGCGCAGCGTTTGATGACAACGCGCCTTATGGTGCGTTTCAGGATACTACCGACCAAACCGCTGCTGCTGTAGATGTTGCATATGCATTGGCACTAAACACTACTGATTACACGAATGGTATTTACGTCTCAAATACTTCTCGTGTGAATGTTCGTAACTACGGTATTTACAACATTCAGTTTTCTATTCAAGTAAAGAACACCACAAACGATTCTCAGAACATTGATATCTGGTTCCGTAAGAATGGAACTGATGTTGCAGGCTCTGATAGTCGATTTGGTATGCCTGCTCGTAAAAGTACTGGCGACCCTAGCCACCTAATTGCTGCAATGAATTTCTTTCTTGAAATGAATGCAACCGATTATTTTCAGATTATGTGGCGTGTTTCTGATACTGGTGTTTCTCTTGAGCATTACGCTTCAACGGCAGCATCTGCTGGTGTAACGCCTGCCATCCCCGCTGTACCTTCTGCGATTGTTACTGTGAGTTATGTTGCGCCTGCTGCTACCAGCAACGTATATGTAAGCGCACAGCAGCAGGGCAGCGCAACTCTTGAGCATTGGTCTAACGCAACTGCTGACAAAACTTACGCTTATGTCGTTGTCGGTTAAATACGTTAATCCAACAGAACTCAAGGATATTTGGCCTTGGGTTAGAGAAAAACTTTCCGTAGTACAACGTAAATCTCCTGAATCTTGGATTCCAGAGCAGATTTATTGTCAATGCTTCAATCAAAATGCAATGCTTTGGGTCGGTTATCTATTCAATAAACCGGCGTGTATGTTTATACTAGAGCCATTGGGTGACACCGTAGGAATCTCCGTTGCATGGTCGGAGTCTGAGCCGGTAGCCGATGAAGCCCTAAAACATATTGAAGGCATTGCCAAACAGGGTAACGCCAGATATTTAGAGTTTAGGACTTGGCGCAGAGGTTGGGAAAAACGCGCACGGCAAATTGGCTTTAGACCTCGCGCATGGGTAAAGGAGATTTGAAATGAGTGACCTTTTTGGGCAACGGGAACGGGTACAAACAAACGTAACCCAACTCGACCCTACACTTCGTCCGTTTGTTCAATACGGTCTAGAAGAAGCAACCCGTCAATACCAGACTGGTGCTCCGATGTATTTCCCCGGTGCTACCTATGTCGGGCCTTCTGCTCAAACAGAACAGGCTCTACTAGCCCAACAGAATCGTGCTATTCAAGGTAGCCCCCTGAACCTTGCTGCTCAACAACAGCAACTTGGCACGATTACCGGCCAATACCTTGGTGGCAATCCTTTCTTTGCAGGGGCGTTTCAGCCTGCTGCT